CTGTGGTACCACGTTTGGCATCGGTCTGGCCTGTTGCGCTTCTTCCTGACGGGCCATAATCGCTGCTTCTCGGCCCATATCATCAGACTCAGGCATGATCGGGCCTTGCATTTGCTGCGGTGGTATTAAATCCCCTGCATCATGAGCAGCAGCAAGCGTTCCCATCACAATATCTTGAATTTGCTCCATTGTCATGCCAGGCATTGTGGCTGAAATACGCTTAGTTTCGGCGTCAAATGCCTTGATTTTAGCCTCAAACTCACGTACTTGAACGTCTCTAGCCTCAATCGACTGATTGACGTTCATCAGCATGTCGTGCATTTGTTGCATTTCCATGCCCATTGCTTCAATTTGCTTTTGAGCTGCCTGTAACGCTGGATCATTATCTTGATCAGCCAGCAGTTGCGGGTCAATCGTCTTGCGAAGACGTGCTGCCATCTCTTGAGCACCCGGCCAATCCATGTTTTTAACAAACAAATCACCTGCCACGGCCCACAAGTTAGGATTGCCCTGCAAGATCTGTGACATCGCGTCCATCGACTCTTGACGTTTGGTCATGTAGCTTGGGCCTGTTGTCACCACCACGTCGTAACGGCCTACAGATGGGTTATAGATCTTATCAATCACCACACCTGTCTGATCCATGATCTTTTTGACCGGTTCTTGCTGGGTCGGGTCAATTTTGACCATGTTGGTTTCGCCATCAATACCAACAATCCTGGCAATACGCTGTGTGTCGTAAATTTTTGGTATTAAGTCCACCAGTTGACGCGTCACGTAGCGCACAGCACGCGCTAAATTGTCCACATAATGGTACGTACCGTTATCAGATTCCTTTTGTCTTGCTAAAATAGCACGTCCAGAACGCTCGTTAGACACCTGCCCTAGGCTTGCGTCATACTGGCCTGTGGTAGCTTTGATGTCTTCAGACGCGCCCATCTTGGCCTGAATAAGACCTGTTTGTGGTAGTGGTGGTGCAGCGCGTTGCGGTAACGGCAAGATCGATCCAGCACCGTCGGTAACGTCAGGATTGACCTCTAAATAAGGCCAATTTTGTGTATTAGCCGTCTTCCACTGGTACTCATAACCTTCAAACTGACCACCGTAACCAATAAATGGCGCTTTAGGTGCAAGCGCAAGCATCTCAGCTTCTTGGCTTGTCCAGTAGTTGTACATCCGTTGGGCATCTTTAGCGTTGCGTACGATGCCTGAAATAAAGATGCGGCCATCAACTTGAAACTCATTACCTACCACGCGCACAACCGGAATCCAATTACCCGCCCATTCACGTTCTTCAAGCACCTCAAAGCCATTGGTTTTCATCCACATGATCTTTTTACGGTCTACCTGACGCTCGCGTATGGGCGCTAGCCCCATTGAACGTAGTGTGGCGTCTTCCATCGAGCCTTTAAACACCGATTTATTGCCAGGAAACAGATACAGCGTTTCTGTTTTGTGCGCAATGTAAAAGTATTCAGCAATCCGTATTGTGTCTTCTGTAATCCACTGGCTGATGTCTTGGTCACCAATACCTTGCGCCATGATCGAAGACAGCGGTGCAGCGTTGGGGTACATACGCTGGTAGTCTTCCTTGAGCATGTCTTCCGTAATAAAACACCACTCAGCGTCTGCCCCGCATGGGTCTTGGATCAGCGGGTCCATGTAGACGCTAAAGCTATTGCGTACGCGAGCGATCTTGATGTCTTGATCAAAGCTGTCTTCGTAGCAATACTCCGTCAGAATACGAATGTAACCTTCACCGTAAGTGACTTGGTTCTCGCACGCCGTGTCGTAGGCCACGTCAGCGTCTGACATGTACTCAATGTGCCGCACGATGCCATCGAGCACCTCGGCAACTTCAACGTCGGCTTGATCGTTAACAGGTATGACCTTGCCGCTTGGCCGGTTCTGGCGCTGCTCGTTAGTTACTTGTCTTACATGCTGTGGTAGCTTATTAATAGTCAAGCAAGGTCTTGCGTTGACCGTCTGCCCTTGCACCGACCCACGCGTTGCCAATACATCTTGCGGCCACTGCCACTGGTTGTCTGGCGAACCGGCCATAAAGCGCAGGTCGTCAAGCTCATCTTCGCGGCTCTCCGAGTACGCGCCGATCGCTTGGCGTAACCGATCGCGCATCAGTTGTAGCGTGTCGCGGTGGTCCTTTTGGTCAGGACCGCCGCGAGCCGATACCTTGCCCGCGCCTTCAATACCTGTAGGGTCTTGCTTAAGCGTTGCCATTACTTTTTCTTCGTCATAGGTTTAGGGCTTGGCCTTTTAGCCGCCGCAGCACGTTGGGTATTGTAAGCAATTGCAACAGCCTGCTTAACAGGTTTGCCTGCGTTAACTTTAGCCTTAATGTTTTTACGAAAGGCTTCTTTGCTGGTCGATTTAACAAGTGGCATCATTTTCCTTTCGTTGCCATCAAGCACCCATCCAAGATGTCGTTACGCCGTTGGCGTTGTACGCACGATTAGTTTGTTTCTCGACATACTGCCTGTGCGCGACCGGAAATGCAAACGTCACTGCCAGTGCGTCGGCAGCGTCGGGTGATGCTAATCCTCGGGCTTTCATTTCCTTTTTACCTTCCAAGAAAATTGTACCCGACGAATTAGGTTTTATGGTAGGCCCAACTAGATCAGACTTGAGCGCTCTGTCGTTAGGGATCGACGCCGTTTTAAGCCACTCCTTCATCAGCCCCCACAGCTCGGCGCGTTTATTACCATACATAATAGGGTTCTTCGCCTTCCACCCG